GTGCGTGTACTAATTAACGCCTACGCCAACACGATTGAAGAAAAGGAAAAAGAAGAGGGGGCTGAATAAGCCCCTTCACTAATTACTTAAATGATGACACGCACCGAATCAATAGGGGCTACATTCCTCTCAACGGCAATTAGTTGGATGACCATTGACATCAACCCTTTGTTGTCGGGTCTCGCTTCGGTGTTTGCTATTGTCTTGTCTGCGTTTCTGATTTACAAGACATACCTTGAGATTAAGATCCGCAAAAACCAACTCAAATGAATTGGATCAAAAACCTATTGAGTGAGGGAGATGCCGTAAGTTCAAAACGATTCATTGGCTTGTTGGGTGCTTTTGTTCTGCTTACAATGTTGGTAGTCAATTCATTCAGCCCACAAGACATTGCGCCATCTGATGGATTGGTGAATGCGGTTTTGGTTTTGACTCTTGGTTGTTTCGGGTTTACCTCATTGGATAAATTTGCTCGTAAGTAATGGCAAAAGGTCAATCGGTATCAACATACCACTCCAAGAGCAAAAAGCGCAGAAAACACGCTAAAACAGTCAAGCACGGCAATAAGACCAAACCATACAAGGGCCAAGGCCGATGAAGTTGTCAAAGAATTTCACATTGGCCGAAATGACAAATAGTCAAACGGCTAAAAGATTAGGCATAGACAATCAGCCAAGCCCAGAACAATTAGAGGCTCTGGTAGAATTATGCGGAAAGGTACTCCAGCCCATACGAGATAAGTTTGGCCCTGTAAGGGTTACTTCTGGACTGAGAGCACCTGCCTTGAATAAGGCTATTGGCGGCTCGTCTAGTTCGCAACATTGCAAGGGTGAAGCTAGTGATATTGATTTTGGTAATCGCAATGGCGAGGTCTTTGCTTGGATAGTGGACAATCTAACATTTGACCAACTCATCTGGGAGTTTGGTGATGAAAAGAATCCAGCATGGATTCACATTAGTTACAAATACGGAAAAAACAGAAAGCAAATACTTAAAGCAGTAAAGCAAAATGGCAGAACCAAATACCTCCCCTTTCAATGATTGGCTCAACGACTTGGAAGAATTACCCGTTAATCCGCTATGCTCGGTTGATAATCCCGAGTGTGATTCTTGCGGTAGTTAGTGGGTGCGGTACTGCGAAAACCATCCAAGAGAGTGTAGTTGTAAGGGATACCATTGTAATCACAAAGGAGAGGGTACTGCACGACACGCTAACGATTCAAAAAGACACAATCCTGTATCAAGATCGCGTAAGGCTTGAAGTCAAATGGCTAGAAGGCGAGAAGATAATGGTGCAGGCTGAATGTCCTACTGATACGATTAAAGTAGAAACCATCAAGATCCAAAACGCGAAGTCACGGGATAAGAAGATGGGGTGGGAAGGCTTCGCTGGATGGGTCACGGCACTTTTATGCTTGTTGGTCATTGTGCGCACTACGATGAATAAGTTACTCTAAAGTCGCATATAAGCGGCATTTTGTGCCGTTTAAGGCACATTACGGGTATTTCTGGTGTATGTACACATCATTGGTGGAGATATGTTCTTAAATCGCATAATTTCATATACCATATAGTTGATTCAACTAATAACTTAACTTATCTTAGTTCTAGTTATACTAGATATAACTAGATAACTTAACTAGTTGTATAAAATATAAGATCTTTGGTACATGACCAAAAACGAACTAGAGAAAAAATGGAATGCTATTGAGCGAGGCGAAATACCAGACGATTACCAAAACCCATTTCTCAGTCACTTCGGTTTCTGGGATAGACCACTAACGCAAGATGAAGAAAGGACAAGAGCCAGAGCGCACAGAAGCGGTAAATACTAATCTTGAAGGATTAAAATTCTTATATTGGGACGATTATGAAGATTATTCAAGTGAGGAATGACACCTAAGTATTACATCGGAAAACACAAACGGATTGAGGCATTTGATGTAGTGTTGGACTTTCAAGAGGACAACTACAACTTAGGTACGGCCATAACCTATTTGCTTCGTGCAGGTAAGAAGCCGAACAATCCAATGGCCCAAGACATTAAAAAGGCTATTGCTCATCTAGAAAGAGAACTAGAGCATATCGCTCAAAAGTCCTCTCACAATCATTTTGAATACTTTGAATATCACAATGCCTCAGCAAAATCCCACACCAATGGAATGGAAGTACTATACCAACAAGTCAATCAAACGCAGGATTGACAGACACCTTCACGATGCTGCTATGCTATTCGCGAATTGCGAACCTACGGCAGATGCCAGAAAAGAGGCCTTAAAGCAGGAACAAGAGCACCTATCTAAGATTTACGATCTTGACCCACACTTTGCAGAACGCTGCGGATATAAGCGTTAAGGTCGGGAAGGTTCCTAGCCTAAATCAATTCTACGCATCCAAGCATTGGGCCGTGCGGAAGAAGGCTAAGGATAAATTCAAGGGTGAGGTACTAGCCCAACTAGAAACCTATGACAAGGTTAGTTTTAAGCAGGTAGTCGTTCGCATAGAAGTAAACTACAGGTACGATATAGATAATAGCATTATGGCCGTCAAGTTTGCTATGGATGCTTTTCGTGAGTGGGGCGGCATACATGATGACTCACCAAAGTATTTTAAGCGGCTGCTTATTGTGCAGAATACTGACCTAGAGGAAGATACCGCAAAAATTATTTTCTCAGAACCATTGTAGTTTGTAAATCATTTCATTACTTAGTGGTGTACTAATCAACACACACTAATTAAAATGTCTACAATCGTAATCCGCAGAGCCGCTAAACAAGCAAAGCCTAAGTTCCAAGTTACCGAAGATCTAATCGGTAAGTACATCAACGAAGTCCTATGGTCTGATGTAAACCCTGTAGGTAAAATCGTAGGAATCAAAGGCAAGACCAAAGTCCTAATCCAGCCTGTTGTCGCTAGTAAAAATCTAGCCAAAATGGAAATCATACCAGGAGGATTTGCAGGACATTGCGTAAACCAATATGACCAACGCTATGAGTTTTTTGAGGAAGGCGAGGTCTATGAAGCGCCAATCAGCAACACTAGAATGAAAAAGAAATTCTGGAGAATTAACGATTACCCACGCAAGTTTTACGATTACAATTTCTAATATGGAAGACCTGCAAGAACTAATCAGATATCAGCGTGAGCGCATCCTAGCCCTTGAGGCTAGGTTGCAACTCCGCGAGGCCGAACTACATTTGCTACGCGCAAAGGTGGAAACCGATAACTTTATAAATTCAAAACTCCAATCAAATGGCTAAAATCACAGACATCACTCCAACAGGGGTATGGAATGACCTGCACAAATACGAGGTCACAATGGATGATGGTGCTAAAGGCACGGCATTCGCAAAGACAAGCCCCCCGTGGTACTCGGTGGGTGACGAGGTAGAGTACACACTCAATCCTAAAGGCAATATGAAAATCTCAAAAGGTACTGCACCATATATCGGTGGAGGTAGCCCAGCGCCTGCAAGACAATATGTGCCATCTAAGGGCGGGAGTAAAGACGAGCAAATCGCTCGCAGCGTAGCATTCAAGGGTGCTATTGACCTAGCCTGTGCAGGAATGATTGATGTCAAAGACATCTGCCCATTTATGAAAACGCACCTGCCCTATATCTTGGGCGAAGAAGAATCGGGAGGCTCAAGCTACAAAGAACATTTCTCCGAAGAATCTCCCTTCTAATATTGCCCCGCCAAGTGCGGGGCTTTTACTTTGCACACTATGCTTACACATCCTGCTATCGCCAATAGTGGCGAGATATTTGACTACCTACAAAAAGCCCGAGCGGGCAAGATCCCCGAGTCCTCCAAGTTCGGCAGACCAGAGATAGACGATTACCTGCGCTTTAAGAAAGGTAATTTTATAGTAGTGACAGGCCACGCCAATGTGGGCAAAACCCACACTATGCTCTATCTAATGCTGATGCACACCATTCAGAACGGCACACGCTGGCTGATATACTCTAGCGAGAATGATGTACGAAGCATTCAGCGCAAACTAATAGAGTTTATGTGCGGAACTACTATCGGCCAAATAGACGATAATACATTCGCCCGCAAGTACGACTACCTGCAAGGCCATTTTGCTTTCATTGACCCAGAGAAACTATACGATGTATTCCAACTGCTGGAAACAATGGAAGAGATATACGATGAGTTCCAATATGATGGTGTGCTGATAGACCCATACAACTCGCTAACTATAAATCAAAAGCGACTAGGGAAGGTAAGTACCCACGACTATCACTATGAGGCAACTAGTTATATCAGAGTCTTCTGCAAGAAACTAAATGTAACCACCATAGTAAATACCCATCCAGCCACACAGGCCCTCAGAAAATTGCATTACAAAGGACATCCCTACGCAGAGCACCCTATGCCCCCGATGGCCTCAGATGTGGAAGGAGGTGGTAAATTTGTTAACCGAGCCGATGAGTTTATGGTCATACACCGATACACTCAACACGAGACAGATTGGATATTTACCGATATACACATCCGCAAAGTAAAGGAGTTAGAAACGGGCGGCAGACCAACGCCACTAGATAGGCCAATCAGAATGGAATCAATGAAATTTAATGTGGGGTATCTGATGGGTTACCAATCATTAATTACCTTGCCTAAAATAAAAGACGATAAGGATGTTCCCTTCTGACCCCACCTTTAATGAGATGCACATACGCGAACACCAACTACGAATGGGTGGGGTAATGCTATGGCTCAAGCAACTAGCCGATGACCAAGATCCTAAGATGGCCAACGAGATAGTCAATAACCTAATTGAACTAATAGAGGTGGATAACATACTATCCTACTTTATAAACTATGAGCGCTCTTGTAATGACATGCTGAATAAAGCACGCCTACAGAATGCCCGACAGGTAGTAGAAATAAACACACTAAAAGATGAAATCAAAGCACTACAACTTGCCCTTGACAGGGCTGCCGAAACCCTATAACAATTTCCAGCCTAACAACTTTCTAGTCAACAAAGAGGGGGAGATATTTGAGATACTAGACAAACTAACCTATTTCTGTAAGTCTTGCGATTGCAGGTTAAATGAGCAATGTGAACACGCTCTTGAGATGGGCCAATACACCCTGCAAAGCGTACAGAAGAGAAAGCAGTACGAGGTATCCGCAGCCTATGTACAGGAGAAATATCAATGCGGAGAAATCAAAGAAATAACCTATACAAAAGGACAATGGAAGTAGCAGAACTGATAGCCTTAAAACAACTATTCTTTAAGAGTGTCAAATTAGATGATGACTTTTCAAATAGCAGGCCGCTTGTATACGCAAGATCCGTTTTCTCGGCTGCATTCCGAAAGGCTGGACCAAGTAAATTAGGCAGGGTTCTAGGTCGCAATCACGCTAGCATTTGTCACTACTTGCGTAATCATGATGAGAACATGAAATACTCTGATTACGCCCAGATGTATGAGCACGCATTGAACTTTAGAAAAGAGATATATGCAGGAACGGATTTGCCGTATTTAACTACGGATGATTTGATTGCATTGATTAAAGAATTACGAGAGGAATTACGAAAGTCAGAGCAAAGGGTGGCTGATATGTATATTTACAAGGACAAATTAGAAGAATTAAAGGCCCTATTATGACTTTTCGCATATCCCCCTTGCTTGGATTTATGGTTGGATTAAACTATTTAGATTGGGGCGAGGAAGGATATGAAGACATAGGACATAGATTTGAATTCCAGATAGGAATTGGCCTGTTTATTGTTCAAGTAATCTGGTGATACTAGACCTTGCAGCCCGAAAACATAATGAATGGCTAAGGATGGCCAAGTCTTTCGGCTGCGATGAACACTCGGCCCAAGATCTAGTGCAGGAAATGTACCTAAGGCTGCATAAATATGTTGAGAATCCCGAAAGGGTAATGCACGGAGACGAGATAAATACCTATTTCGTCTTTGTGGTTTTAAGGAATCTGCAATACACCAAATCTCGTGCCCCATATTTTGAGTATCTGGAGGACTTAGGTGATTTAGATGGTTCGTATGAAGATCCCGATTTAGAATCAGAAGAAGTATTTGACACGCTGATAGATAGTTTATGGGATGAGGTAGAGGAATGGCATTGGTATGACACCAAACTATTTAAGATTTATCACAATTCTAATATGACCATCAAGAAAATTAGCGAAGAAACAAAAATTAGTGAGCGTTCAATCTGGAATACATTAGACAATGGAAGAAAGAAAATCCAAATCAACTGCCGCAAAGAGTACGAAGCGTGGAAGGCGCAAGAGCGCAAGTCGGGGGGTTGGTGATACGATAGAAAAGGTTACTACTGCTACAGGCATCAAGGCTGCGGTAGATTGGTTCGCTGAAGCTACAGGCGTGGATTGCGGATGCGATGCTCGCAAGGAGAAACTAAACAAACTATTCCCATATAAGAAGCCAGAGTGCCTCACAAAGGAAGAGTACGATTTCATAGCCTCTACGGAACGAATGCGTATCGTAGGTACGGCAGAGCAGCGACAGATAAATACCATCTATAATCGCGTATTTCACGCTAATGTTCAACCCACAAACTGCGGTTCGTGTCTGGCTGGCCGCATAGATGAATTGCTTTCGGTAAAGAGCGCATACGATGAGCAGGGATAGGACATATAATTCTCAATGGTACACAAACGATAAGAGGAAGGAACATTGTCTTTCCATAGCCGAAGATGGCGAGCAGTTGTTTCGCGCTCTAACGGGCGCTAAGCAGGGTACATTTGAGGAAGACCTATCACACATTGACTGCTTCTGGAACGGAAAAGCCGTAGATGTAAAGGGCTTAAAGCCTATGCACAAGAAGGGTTATGTCTTAATTGAGATGATAAATACTTGGGGCACTACGGGTTGGTGCGCTAAGAATAGCAAGGCTGAATATATAGCCTTTCAATTCCCAAAGTATTTCATTATAGTATTAAAGAAAGACCTGCGAGAATTAACCATTATGCTATGCCCGCCATTTGACAAGGACCAAGTGCATAGGGAGAATTTTGTAAAGCCATCAGATGCCCTATATCAATGGATTGGCCGACAAAACAAGAAAGACATCTTTACTTACATAACACTTGAAGATCTAAAGACTATTAACCACGAAATCCTAGAATATGCCTCTACCTAAACCAAGCGGAGAATCCCAAGATGAGTTCATCAGCCGTTGCATGAGCGAACTAGCAGGTGAGTTCCCAGACCAAGAACAACGATTAGCGGTGTGTTACACTCAATGGAGAGAGGGCAAATAGCCCTCTTTTTATTTGGTATTAGTCATTGCATCCTAATTTTTAGCCAAAGTGTTGGAAATTAGAAAACTATGACTACTTTAGTTATACACTAAAACACATACACTATGAAAAAGCCAACATTTACTAAGAGAGAACTCGCTATGATGGTTCAAGCGGTTCAGCGTTACGATGACTCCGCATACAACGAGGACGGCAAGAAAGGGAATGAAAACCTACGCAAAGCAGTTTACAAAATCATTGACAAAGCCGATGCGCTAGGCATACCTGTATTTAATGAAGATAACTACCTATATTGATTTAAGATGAAAACACCACGCACTATTGAAGACTACAAGGCATACGCCTTCGGCTTCGCCCTAATAACAATCGCATTCTTAACGCCATTCGCGATTATGGCAATCATTAAATCACTACTACAATGATTAAGGTACTAGTTTCTTACACCGAGCAATTTGGAATCTTCTACGCAGCCTATGTCTATGTTGACGGAAAGCGAGTTATGAAAGTTCATTGGCTATACCAACTAAATGATGTTATGGCTAATTGGGGCATAGAGTTCCCGCGCATGTTTTCTGATGGGGCCTTAGAGGCTTGCGAAATAGCAAAGCAGGTATTTCCATTTGAGATTGAAGTGGATGATTCAATGGATGTATCATGATAGAAGAAAAGTATATGCACATAGAAATGATTACCCCTCGCTCTTGGTCTCACGGGATTGAGAGTGGGGAGGTGGTCGCTGAGTTTGAGGCGGTGTGCGATGGCACAGATAACTTAATTTTGTCTATACCATTGCACGAAGACTTCTTTGACTTCTGCAAATCGTATTGTGACCAATACCGAGAGTACATTCAAAACAAGATAAAGTGATACTTCTGTTTGATGCCGATAGTTTGATTTTCGCAGCCTGCTGCAAGCAGCGCGATGAATACGACGATAGTCCTTACTATACGGACATTGAAGACGCGGTGGCCAAGTACGAAGAACACTTCATGAAGATCATAAATGACATTTCGGAACTATATCCTGTAGATGAGGTTTACACCTTTAATGGTTCACGGGGCAATTTCCGTAAGATGCTCACCAAAAAGTACAAGGCCAACAGAAAGTCTCAGCCAAAGCCGCCACTATTAGACGATATGCACGAATATGTACACACCCAATGGTGCGGCATTAAAGGCTATGGAGTTGAGACGGACGATATGGTTGCTAGGTATTGGAAAAACCTAAGCGATGAGATAGGCAGGGATTCTGTGATGATTGTGTCAATAGACAAGGATTACAGGCAGTTTCCCTGCCTTTTATACAACTACCACCCGAACCATAGGGAAGTGGTAAATATCAGCCCAGAGGAAGCGCTTTACAATTTCTACGCTCAGATGATTATCGGTGATGCGGCTGACAATGTAAACTACTTCAGAGGCAAAGGAAAGTCCTTCGCTCAGAAGTATTATAGTGACTGCAATACAAAGTATCAGTACACTAGAAGGCTCTACGAACTATTCCAGAAAGAGTACAAGGGAAAAGCAAGGGAAAAGTATGTAGAGTGCTATAACCTGTTAAAACTACGAACGGAATGAGAGAGCAATTTATGAGGATAGCGATGGCTCGCCTGCGAAGATCCTATCCGTTTATCCCTCAACGAATAGCGGTTGCCGCAAGGATGTATCGCGATTGGCTAGATAGAAAGCCCCTGCTGGAAAAAGAAGACATTGAATCAATTAGGTAAGGGGGGAACGCTTTTGGTTAGTTTTTGGTTGGTATCTATGTTCCCCCCAAACCTTTTTAAAGTGTAAGATAAAACCACCACAAAGTGTAAAATAGAAACCTTTAACACCAAAGAGAGATGGGATATGTAGTAGTTTATGATAAGTTCCTTGAGGATAGCACTTGGCTACTCAATGCCCGAAAGACATTTAAGGAAAGGAAGGAAGCGATAACCTTCGCAAGGGATTGTGAGCATAGTGCTTACACGGCCAATGTAAAAGTCTATGAATTATGAGTATAGAAACATTTAAATACATGGGAAGCGTACATTTGTTACCACATATATCCTATTGCTACGATAGTTTGTTATGTAATAAATGCTTATCTTTCGGTTGGCTATGGTGGGGAATATCCATTGTGAGTAAAAGCGAAATGCACCTGTGAAGAAACACACTAAGGTCTATATGCAAGGGATGGGGTACGATATAACTGACTTCATCCCTTGTGAGGTTTGCGGTTCACGGGCCGTAGACATACACCATATTGAATCTAGAGGAATGGGCGGTACATCTAATGCAGATATCATAGAAAACCTAATGGCCCTTTGTCGTTCCTGCCACACCAGATACGGAGACATAAAACATCACAAGGAGTGGTTACAAGAAATTCACGAAAGAAAGTTACTTAATAGATGAAGACTGAAATAGTTAAGATCCAGAAGATTAAACCAAATCAAACTAATCCCCGATACATTCGGGATTTTAAGTTTCAGAAATTGGTTAAATCCATCAAGGAATTTCCAGAGATGCTAAAGCTGCGGCCAATCGTTGTAGACGAAAATATGGTTGTGCTGGGAGGCAATATGCGACTAAAGGCCATTCTGGAGGCAGGCATCCAAGAAGTACCCGTATCAATTGCTGAGGGTTTGACTGAAGATCAAAAGCAGGAATTTATCATTAAGGATAATGTTTCCTATGGCGATTGGGATTGGGATGTGCTAGCCAACCAATGGGATACCCAAACGCTAGACGATTGGGGCATGACCATAAACTTTGGTGGAGATGACTACTTTGATGCAGAGGAAAAACAAAAGGATTCATCTGAGCGCCCTATGGCTACGGATGATGACTATTCCGTGTTTGAATGCGTTATGCTGCACGATAACAAATTGCGCCTCATAGAGGGCATAAATACGGCTAAGGCGCAGCACGGACTAGAGAAGACAGAAGATGCCCTAATTTTAATAGTAAACAAATTTCTAGAGCAATGACAGAGAATAGCAGTTTCATCTATTTTGACAACGCCAAGTCTGGTTTGTTGTACGATGATTCAAGTCATCCAACCTTCCCATTACGCTATTACAATGTAGCCGATGGCGAAGGCTATAGCCCTTGCAAGAATTGCAGTTATTACGGCTTTGTGTATTCTGGTGCAGTATCCATCACAACGGATGAACGCACGCCCGAAATGTGGCTAACCAAAGGAATGTATTTCTCTACGGCAGGCGCATTAGAGATTAACGGCAACGGAAGTGTGATTCTCATTGAGGTGCTGCACAAGAAAGGAATCTACCCACAGAACAACTATAGCGCAATGCGCATGTTCGGAGGGCCCATTGAAGAGCAGGGCCGCCTAAAGTACATTGATGGCTGCACGGACTCTCTTTTGATTCCACCTGTGAAGATGGGAGACCCTTGCTTTAACCACCTGCACTTCCCAGCCAACATTGACCAAACACCCCACACCCATCCATCTAACCGAATCGGTATGGTTTCTAAGGGAAATGGAGAGTGCATCACCCCATTTGGAAACCTGCCCCTGTTTGAGGGAATGATATTCATTATTAAAGAATGGGATGGCGTTTCATTTGACAAAGGGCTAGATGGAAAGACCTACCCAACGGGTACTCACTCCTTCCGCACCTTTGAGGAGGAGGGTATGGATGTAATCGCCTTCCATCCAGATAGCGACTTTGGCGCTACTGACGAGGTTCACCCGATGATTAACCGAACCATCGTAAACGGAGTTAGCGCAAGCAAGATTGATTCAATCCGCACCAAATGACGATACAGGAAAAAACAAGAGAGGTTGTCGCATTCCTTTCTGATCTTCCAATACCGCTATCTAAGTGTTTAATAGCATACTCTGGAGGTAAGGATAGCATAGTTGCAGCGCATCTGGTGTCAAAGTATATGGGCGTAAAAGACGCGGTTGCTGATTGCTCTTGGTGGTTTGATAGGCACAGGGCCGATGCTGACAGGATAGCCTCGCAAATGGGCCTAAATGTGGCTTATGTGGACAGATTTGGAGATGAGTACCTACTGCACAAGCATCCAGATTGGCTATTCCCGCCTCAGAATGTATACCCATCAATATATTCAGCACGGCAACACAAGACCTGCGAATCTCATTCTGTTAAAAACAATTACAAGGCAGTATTCTTTGGAAGACGAACACAGGAAAACACCGTTCCGAAGCGTGCTTATATGAAGAAGGGAATACTACAGGTGCATCCAATACGCGATTGGAAGGAAAGTGACATCTGGGAATACATTGAAGTAAACAACATTGAAATCCCAAGCATCTACAAATCGGAAATGGGGCCTCATGAGGGTAGTACTTCTTGGAATCTCATTCACCGAGAACTATATGACCGACCTGTGGCTGATGTGATTCGCGACTTCTGCCCATCTACTCACGACAGGCTAAGATCTAAAGGCATAATCTAATGGCAGGAAAGGTTAGAAAGAAAGAGCACCTAGAAACAAATGTTTACGAAGAGGCGCTCAAAAGGACTCGGTACATCTTTGACCACTTTGACAAGGTGGTCGTGTCGTTTTCTGGAGGGAAGGATTCTACTGCGGTACTAAATGTTGCCCTAGAAGTAGCCAGAGAGCGCAATAAGTTGCCATTAGAGGTGGTTTTCTTTGATGAGGAGGCCATACACCCACCCACGATAGAATATGTCCGTAGAGTGGCTAATTCTGAAGAGGTGGATTTGAAGTGGTACTGCCTAGAGTTTAAGCATCGCAATGCGGCATCTAATGAGGAACCCTTCTGGTACTGCTGGGATAAGGAAAAGGAAGACCTATGGGTTCGCCCACTACCCCCAGAGGCTATAACTGAACACCCACGATTTAAAAAGGGAATGTCATTCCAAGAGTTCAGCCCTAGCCTTTACACAAGATCTGAAGGTAGTATCGCAATGCTTACAGGCATTCGTACCCAAGAGAGCCTACGCAGGTATCAAGTCATCGCTAAGAAGAAGAACGATGCCTTTATAAACTCAAAGTCGGAATCCTCTAGTAATCAGTATCGCTGCTTTCCTGTGTACGATTGGTCAAGCGAGGATGTGTGGCTGGCCGTTCACAAGTTCGGCTGGGATTATAACAAGACCTACGACATCTTCAATCAAACCAAACTACACAACGACTTCCTGCACCAACGGGTATGTCCTCCATTTGGGGAAGAGCCCCTGCGTGGCCTATGGATATATTCAGAGTGTTTCCCAGAGATGTGGTTTAAGATGCTATACAGGGTTCAAGGCGTGGCTACGGCTTGGAGATACGCTAATACTAGCCTCTATTCAAACTCTAAAGTAAAGCCAGACCACATGAGCTACCAAGAGTATTTGAATGTCGTAATTGATTCCTACGAGCCAGAGGCAAAGAATGATGTTAAAGTAGCCATAAATAAATACATAAAGAGCCACTACAAACAAACGGACGATGCTATCCAAGAGATTCAGCCTCACCCCGTATCTGGTACATCGTGGCAATGGCTCACCCGTGTCGCTATACGCGGTGACTTCAAAGGCCGCCAATCAAACTACCTAAACACAGAAGCGACTAAGACTAGAGAGAAACTAGGCATCACAATGGAACAAGCACTAAAGCAATATGGAAAACGATAAACTACAAAAGCAGCCACTCTCACGAATCACTTGGATGAACCGAGAGGAACTAAAGCCCAATAACTACAACCCTAATAAGGTTGCCCCACCCGAACTAAAACTTCTAAAAATATCTATCCTAGAGGATGGCTGGACACAACCCATTGTGGCCAACGCTGATGGTACTATTGTAGATGGCTTCCACAGATGGACGGTTTCTGGACACAAGGAGATCTTCGCACTCACCGATGGGCTAGTACCCGTAGTTGTACTAAACCCCACAGACGAAAACCAAAAGCGAATGGCTACCATTCGTCATAATCGCGCCAGAGGAACACACGGAGTACTAGAGATGTCCGACATCGTAACCGACATGGTAAACAACGGACTCACAGGCGAAGAAATTATGGAACGACTTATGATGGAGAAAGACGAAGTGGTACGCTTATTATTTAAGGCAGGCATACCAAAGAGCCAGATATTTGAAGAAAAGGATTTCTCTAAAGCGTGGCAACCAAAATGAACAAAACCGAACAGACAAAAAGAGCACTCATTGAAGCGATGGAACAATCGCTCGGTGTTGTGACTACTGCCTGTAAAAAAGTAGGCATTGGTCGCACTACCTATTATGAGTACTACAATACGGACAAGGCATTTAAGGAGGCCATTGATGACCTGCAAAATGTGGCTATTGACTTCGCAGAAAGCCAACTCCATAAGCAAATAAACGAGGGTAATGTCACGGCCACTATTTTCTATCTAAAGACAAAGGGTAAAAACAGGGGCTATGTAGAGCGCCAAGAACTGCAAACCACAGGTGACAACCTATTCCAAGTAGAAATCATTGGCTCACCAAGTAAAGACCAATAAGGTATTTGGACACCTACTGAATGACGAGAACAGGATTGTCGTTGAGCAGGGAGGAACCCGTAGCGGAAAGACCTACAACATTCTGCTATGGATAATCTTCCACTATTGCGAGAAAAACACAGGCAAGATTATTACGATATGCCGTAAGGCTTACCCATCTCTCAGAGCTTCTGCGATGCGTGATTTCATGGAGATCTTGCAGAGGTATGGTTTGTACTCGGAATCATTCCACAACAAAAGCACGGCAGAATATCACCTTAACGGCAACCTAGTAGAGTTTATATCATTAGACCAGCCCCAGAAGATTCGTGGCCGTAAACGGAATCTATTGTACATCAATGAGGGTAACGAGTTATACTACGAGGACTGGCAACAACTTGTCTTCCGTACCGATGGCCGAATCATCATTGACTACAACCCATCTGATACGCACCATTGGATATACGACAAGGTCATTCCCCGTGATGACTGCTCATTCTATCAGACCACCTATCTAGATAACCCATTCCTAGATAAAACCATCATAGACGAGATTGAGCGCCTGCGAGATACCGATGATGACTATTGGCGCATCTATGGTCTGGGAGAGAGGGGCAGCAGCCGAGCCACCATATTCCAATACTCATTAGTAGAAGAGGTTAAAGGCTTGCCGCTTTCGCTGGGTATGGACTTCGGGTTCACCAATGACCCGACTACGCTCATTCAAGTATATAAGGAGGGTGACAATCTGTACTTAAACGAACTACTATACCACACCAACCTCACAAACCAAGACATAGCGCAGCATTTTAAAGCCTTAGGGCTCACGAGATACGATGAGATATGGGCTGATAGCGCAGAGCCAAAATCTATTGAGGAACTGCACAGGATGGGGTGGAATGTAAAAGGCTCAGAGAAGGGGCAGGATTCGGTATTGGCTGGTATTGATATTCTGAAAAGGCATAAGATCTTCGTGACTAAGACTTCACTTAATCTGATTAAGGAGTTTCAGAACTACAAATGGAAAGAGGATAAGAACGGCAATATGCTGAACCAACCCATTGATGCGTGGAATCACGCTATTGATGCGACACGCTACGCGATCTTCAATAAATTACGCAGGCCGAATCACGGGAAGTACAACATTCGCTGATTTTAGCCACATTATAATTTTTTTTATTCAAACCATTGATATATGGGATTTTGTGTATTACTTAGTCCTGTAATCAAAAACACACACTAAAATGACACACGAACAAGTACTTACCGCGATTAACGCTTGCGCTGCTGACTATAGCAGAGAGATTAACATTTACCAACTCCGCCTAGATGCCTTTATGAAACACGGAGGTAGCGAAAATGAAATTGCATGGGCCAAGGAAGACCTTGCTAAAGCATTAGGAGCATACAAGGCTATGGATACGGTTAAATGTGCTATAGAGAAAGCAAAGTTTCACGCGGAGGAAATGGACGAATTCAGAGCGCATCTAGGCCGCTATTAAAAACAAAGGCCGCCCTTCGGGGCGGCTCTATTTAAATCACACACTACAATGAAAAACTACGAAGACATCCGAAACGCAATCATAGCGACAAACCTATCAGAGCAAGAGTTGCGTGACCTAAACGCAATGATTGTAACTAGCCTAAATATGAAAAGACGAGCAGAGCGTGAATTGAAAATTAAGGCCGCCAAGTCATCTCTACAGGTAGGCATGGAGGTAATGGTTAATCACGCAAGAGTGTATGGCCAAACATTTATCCTCACAGACATTCGTCGCACTAAGGCATCAGTACAATTAAAGACAGATAGGTTTACTAGTTACAATGTACCCCTATCTTTAGTAGAAGCAATTTAAAAATCACACACCATGCGATACGAAACTAGCGTATGCTGCGGTGCAAATCTCTACCAATACGAAGATGGTTGGGGCATCTGTGGCGAATGTAAAGAGTGGGCACAATCAGATGAAGAATACGAAAGGCAAGCCCACTAGGCCTTTTACTCTAACGAAAAATAAATACACAACTATGAATTTCCCTAAGTACAAGCAGAACCTGCGCAAAGAAGGAGTAAGCATCATCTCCTACCGAACCAAAGTAGCCGAAGTGCGTAACGGCAAACTCATCCAACTAGGATGGTGGTCAAAT